GAATGACTTGCTGGAAGCCTTCAGGAACAAGCAGGATGTCTATCGACGAATGGGTAGCGTGATCTACTACAAACCCCAAGCATATATTACGAAGGAAGAACGGTTCCTCGCAAAAACGGTTGTTCTTGGGTGTGGGTTTGGTACAGGTTGGAAAAAACTGCAATCAGAACTGAACGCGAGTGGCGTCAAATTACCCGACGACGAGTGCAAAAGAATTATCCGTGTTTATAGGGAAAGTAATTACGAGATTGTTAATCTTTGGGGGCAAGCTGATTGGGCGTTGAGGGAGATGCTTTTTGGTCGCCCTGTTAAGGTGGGCCTTACTAAAGCCGCTATTTTCGACGGAAGCGGAATCGTCCTGCCCAACGGATACAAGATCCACTACCCTGAGCTTCATGCTAAGGAAGTAGCGGGCAAGCCGAAGTTCTTCTACAAGAGTCGTAAGGGCGTCGAAAGTATTTGGTTCGGTACGTTGGTAGAAAATGCCGTGCAAGGCTTGGCCCGTTGTGTTGTGGGCGAGCAGATGCTGCTAATATCCAAACGCTACCGACCTGTCTTGACTGTCCACGACGCGGCTGTCATCGTTGCCCCCGAAGAAGAAAAAGATGAGGCGGTAGCCTTCATCGAGCAGTGCATGAGCTTCGTGCCCAAGTGGGCCGAAGGGTTACCTGTCGCCTGTGAATCAGGCGTTGACTTTTCCTACGGTGGGACTTGAGATGAGCGAACCTATTGTCATCGACTATGCAGAGAATCTAATTAAAGTTAAGCGTTATGTACGCGCAGTTGAGGAAGCACTCTTAAGAAACGACTTTGACTTCGCGGTTGAAGTGGCTGTTCTACTTACGGTAGAATCGAGATTGCTCAGTCAAAATGTGAAGCTCCTAAATGACAATAACGGCATCCCCTATCAAGTGGAGCTTCAGCGGACTCAAGACGTATGAGAATTGTCCTAAGAAATACTTTCATCTTAAGGTAGCTAAGGACATACAAGACTCCCCCGGTGAATCAGCAATGTATGGCACCGAGGTTCACAAAGCAGCAGAAGATTACGTTCGGGATGGCACCCCACTACCGGGTGCCTTTTCTTTCATGCAACCCCAGCTTGACGCTCTAAGGGCGTTGCCGGGGGAGAAGTTGTGTGAGCATGAGATGGGGCTACGGGAGGACTTGTCCCCCTGTGCCTTTGACGATCCTGATTATTTCTGTAGAGGCATTGCAGACTTAGTCGTCATCGACCGGGAACGTAAACGTGCTGTTGTTGTGGACTACAAGACGGGGTCACCGAGGTACGCGGATACGGGGCAGCTTGATCTTATGGCGTTGATGGTGTTCAAGCATTTTCCTGAAATCGAAACCGTGAAAGCGGGCTTGCTGTTTTCAGTTGCGCGGGACTTCATTAAGGTACAATACAAGCGAGCAAGTATGGATGGGCTTCCCGCTCGGTTCCAAGAAACACTGGCAAGGTTGCGTAACTCTCTGACCTACGGTGTGTTCAATGCCAAGGCATCCGGTCTATGCGGGTGGTGCCCTGTAGAGTCTTGCAAATATTGGCGTCCTAGAAATAAGTTTTAGGTACAAAACATGCCGTATACAAAGTCGCCCCGTCCCTACAAGCATGAGTGGGAAATGCAGAAGCAACGTGATGAGAAGCCCGCAAGGGCGGCTCGGGCACGGGCGCGTAGAGCGATGGATGCTAAGGGCGTAGATCGTAAAGGCAAGGACATCGACCATGTGGTAGCGTTGTCCAAGGGTGGCACCAATGCCCCAAGCAACCTTCGCCTGACGACTCCTTCCAAGAACCGTTCGTTTAGCCGCAACAAAGACGGCTCGATGAAGAAAAACGATTAAACCCGACGCCTAGTTAGGCGGATAGTGTAAGTGTCGGGTAGTAGGTGGCTGTGGAATAAAACACCGTCAGCGCAGCGGGTTACTCTCCTCAGACCGGCAGGCTGCGTAGGTTCAGTAGGGCAATACGGAAACCGTATTCGCCCTATTCGCCTTTTCCTTTTAGGAAAACTAATGGAAGTCATAGAAAATAAACTGCTACTTATTAACACCCACAACCCCGCGAAGGTTACCTCTTCCATACCGAAGAGTAGGGTAGTGAACGAGATAGTCCACCCAAAAGGAACGATGTATCAGGTGGCTGTCAATTGGGGGTTGGATGAAACTCTTGTCCTAAAAAATCTGGGGTTCAAAAAGACCCCTTCCCCTATAGAAAGTCGGTACAAATGGAGCGGGATGTTCACGCCGTTCCAGCACCAAAAAGAAACGGCTTCGTTCCTAACCATGCACAAGCGTTGCTTCGTACTTAACGAGGCGGGTACAGGTAAGACGGCATCGGCTGCATGGGCAGCGGACTACCTGATGAAGATAGGTAAGGTCAAGCGCGTACTGATTGTCTGCCCCTTGTCGATCATGTCCTCAGCATGGCAAGCCGACCTGTTCAAGACCGTAATGAGTCGCAAGGTAGAAGTCGCATACGGTAATGCAAAGGTAAGGAAGGCTGTTGTAGGTGGTGATGCAGAGTTTGTAATCATTAACTACGACGGAATCGAAATCGTCCAAGACGAGATCCTTGCAGCAGGGTTCGACCTAATTATTTGTGATGAGGCTACAAACCTAAAGAACACATCCACAAGAAGGTGGAAGCTCGTGAATAAAATAGTGAAGCCCGACACTAGGCTGTGGCTGATGACAGGAACTCCTGCCGCACAGTCACCCGTCGATGCTTATGGGCTGGCAAAGCTGGTTTGCCCCGACAAGATCCCAAGAACGAAGGGGGCATGGCAAGACTTAACAATGCAGAAAATTACACAGTTCAAATGGATACCGAAGCCCAAAGCCAAAGAGATAGTTCACGCAGCACTGCAACCCGCAATCCGATTCACGAAGTCCGAATGCTTGGATCTGCCCGAGGTGATGTACATGACGCGGGATGTGAATTTGACCGCGCAACAATCGAGATATTACGAAAAGCTCAGGAACGAAATGTTATTCACCGCAGGCGGTGAAGAGGTAACGGCCATAAATGCTGCGACACAATTACAGAAACTTTTACAGATATCTGGTGGGGCTGTGTACACAGATGAGAGTGACGTTCTTGAGTTTGATGTATCCAATAGGCTACAAGTATTAGAAGAAGTCTTGGAGCAAACGGAGAACAAAGCGTTGGTGTTCGTGCCCTATCGCCACACGATCACAGTAGTTAAGGATTTCTTGGACAAAAAGGGAATCCGGGCGGAGGTGATAAATGGTGATGTCTCTCTTGGAAACCGCACCGAAATTTTCCAAAGATTTCAGACTTCCCCGGACCCGAAAGTTTTAGTTATCCAACCCCAGTCTGCTTCGCATGGAGTGACCCTGACTGCTGCGGACAACATCATCTTTTGGTCGCCCGTCATGTCTGTAGAGACATACTTACAATGTATCGCCCGCATCGACCGTGTTGGTCAGAAGAGCAAGATGACCGTGTGGCATTTGCAGGGCAGCCCCATCGAGCGCAAGATTTACAAGGCGCTACAAGAGAAGAAGAACCTGCACGAACAGTTGGTTGCCCTTTACAAGGAGGTATGATTTACATTTTAGTTACACTTAACCCTTGACTCAAAAGAACAGTCGGAGTACACTAATACTCCGCTGTTAAATCAATACCTTACCGAGGAATCCATGGACGCGATACCCGCCGACAAGCTGGTCAAAGCCTACATCAAGCTGCGCGATGCCCGCGCGGTTCTTAAATCAGAGTACGAAGCGCAGGATGCTGCGCTGATGGAGAAGGTGGCTACGATTGAATCGAAGCTGCTGGATTTTTGCAGGGAGTCCGGTGCTGATGGGGTGAAGACTCCCTTTGGGACTGCATCCCGTGTGGTCAAGGAGCGTTACTTCACGAACGATTGGTCATCGTTCCGCGCCTTTGTCAAAGAACATGATGCGTTCGACCTGTTCGAAAAACGCATCCACCAAGGAGCAATCAAGGAATTTTTGGAGTCTAATCCTGATCTCAGGCCGGAAGGTCTGAATGTTCACCGCGAGTATGCGGTTGTAGTCCGTAAAGCCAAATAAAACCGACGAGTCTAATAATGAGCGAACTTACTCTTTTCCAAGGCGGTCTTCCCTCTTACCTCAAAAACGTCGAGCTTGACGAAGATACCAAGTCAATGCTGGGCGGTAACCGGGGTGGTCACCGTATCTCTACTGCCAACGGCGCGTTCAGCATGATCGTGGACGGCAAGGTTATTGCCACCCGCGAGGAGCGTTTCATTAACGTCGTGATCGTGCGTATGGCACAGAGCGATTCGCGTACCTTCTACGAAGGCGCTTACAAAGAAGGCGAATCGAAGCCTCCTCAGTGCTGGTCTTCTGACAATGTCAGACCGGATGCTGGCGTATCCAACCCGCAGTCCAAGACTTGCGCCGACTGCCCCAACAACATCAAGGGGTCGTCTGCATCGGGCGAGGGTAAGGCTTGCCGCACTTCCCGTAAGTTGGCGGTCGTGCTGGAGAACGATCTTGACGGGGCGATCTACCAGTTCAATCTGCCTGCTACGTCTGTGTATGGGCAAGGCGAGCCGAACAAATGGCCGCTGAAACCCTACGTCCAGTACCTTGGCAACAACGGGGTGCCGGTCGGTGCAGCCGTGACCGAGATGAAGTTTGACCTGATTAACAAGGGTCGCATCAACTTCCGCCCGGTGAAGGCACTGAAGGAAGGCGAATACAACATCGTCCGCTCCCGCGCTGAAGACCCCGCCGCTCTGAGCGCCCTGCGCTTGACCGTAGCACAGACTGATAAGGTCGCTATCGCCGCCCCCAAGGCTAAGGCTAAACCCGCCCCGGTCGAGGAAGTCGAGGACGCTGAAGAGGTCGCTCCGGTGGTCAAGAAAGCGCGGGAAGTCGAGAAGCCCGCTGCCGAGTCGCCCGATAAGGATGCTAAAATCCGTGCCCTCATTGAAGAGCTTGGTGATGACGAGGACGAAGAATGAGCGAGAAGATCGGCAAGGGGCGCAATAAGCCCGCCCACAACCGCAAGACCGTAGAGCGTGTGCAAGCTATGGAGGCGGGGGAGTTTAATGCTCTGAGCGTTGAGCTTGCAAAGCTTTGTATCGAAGCAAAGATTTCCCCCGCAAGCGTGGCTAAGGTCGTCGGCGTCACCCGAGGCGCAGTGTACCGCTGGATGAAGGGCAGCAAAATCCGAGAGGAGCGCCGCCCCGAAGTACAGAAGTTTGTGGAGATTATCAAGAAAGCTTTGGACTCCGGGGAACTTCCTAAGATCAATCGGATCGAAGGGGATAAGTTCATTGAGTCATTGTGCGCTCCCGCACAGTAAACCTACCTAGCGCAGCGGAAGGGGGAGCTTTGGCTCCCCCTAATTTTCGGGGACTTCCGTGCAGCCGTTCTATGAAAAAATACTTCCTGACCAAGGACATTACTGTGTTGCCTCTATCAATAACGGAGTCGTAAAAACCTACCTACTAAAAGACAAAAGCGAAATAGTTGAGGTCGTAAACGATCTCAAAAGTGTTGAAGGTAATAATGTTTATTTTACACCGGGGGTATACGAAGGACAGAGGCGGGTTCAGAAAGAGTGCCTGCAAGTACGCGCCCTATTTTTAGATATCGACTGCAAAGGTCGGGATAAAAAGAACAACTACGACAATAAAAAAGAAGGCTTAACAGAAACCCTTAAGTTCATTGAAGCAGTTGGCCTACCCGAAAGCGTCATTGTTGATTCGGGATATGGTTTGCATTTCTATTGGCCCTTCACCGAAGCGGTCGAGGCTGCTGACTGGAATGCAGTAGCAAAGACATTCAAGAGTTTGTGTTCAGCGCACGGTCTGATCTTTGACCCGGCTGTCCCAGCGGATTCCGCTCGGCTGATGCGCTGCCCTGACACAACAAACAGAAAACGTCAGTCAAAGTTATTGGCTGATGCAGAGTCACACACATTCGCTGAACTTAAACGGATCGTCGAAGATGCCTCGGAAGTTTTTGGCATAGAAGTACAGCAAGCTGCACCGCTTGAAGGTTTCATTCGGGCAGAGATTGATGAAGCAACGAAGTCTTTCCTTGAGGGT